ATAAGTCAGCTGCGGAGCATATTTTACTTGCTGGACCATACGCGGTTGTTTTTCAGTACGTGGAATTTTTCTGACGATTGTCTTCTTGATACTGTTTAAACGAATATCAATCCAGCGCGGCTCACCATTTGCATTGTTCGGAATATCGATTGGTGCATCAAGATTCGCAACAATATCGCCTTCATCATTTAGCTTTTTCTTGAAGGTCTTAATTTCAAGATCACCGTTTTCTAAAGTTTGATATTCAACTGCACAAATTTTATTGCCGTGAGTGTCGGTCGGAATTTCAATCCACCAACCTTCTTTAGCAAAACCGGATGATCCTTTAACAAGGTAATGACCAATGCCTAATTTCTCAAAAGAGAGGGGTTGTTCAGCAGCTTCATCGTTAGGTTCAATTTTATCTGCAAACAATTTAACAACCGGTGATGCTGACTTAATGAAGCCATTACTGTCAGTAATAGTATTTTGAGTTGTATGAAAAATATATTTATAAGCTTGTTGTGATTGAAGGGTTTTACCATTCTCTAAATTAATTTTGTAATAAAATGGAGCGGACGTATTAGGATCAGATGGAAAACCTAATATCCCTAACAAGTTTTTACCCGCAGAAGCTGACTGTCTTATCAAAATTCCTGAATGTCCACCATTTTCAATGCAATACATTCCATTTGGCAAATTTGATATATCTTCACTTGGTGGAACATATCTTGTATTTTGAGTTAAACCTAAACCAAAAGCACCGACTTCCATCACATTCCCAGCAGCAGTACCTACATAACGACTAGCTGCATGGGTATTATTTGTGAAGTTTTCATTTACTTTTGCGCCAGTTGAACGGAAAGTATCACCGCCTGCGCCAGTCGGAGCTGAACCAAGATTAACAGTTTGAATCGTCATTTTCTTACTCGCATAAAAAAAGCCCCTAAAAAGGGGCATCAAAGGGGTTTAAATTAAGGGTAAAAAACTTGGGTGAAAGTCGTTGAGATTTGCCAAACATCACCACCCAAACAGCGGGGTTGATATTCACCTGTTTTAACTCGAACCTCACCATCTAAAGGCGAATCCCAAAGAAACGAGTCAGCTCCTTTGTGATCATCAAAGAATGCTTTGATTTGCATAATTTCGGCTTTTTTTGCTGTCCGTGAATATTGCCAAGTACCTGTTCGGTTATTGATTCCTATTGAGACATTTTGCTCATATCCATCACCAAACTTAGATGACAAAGTATTAAAGCTCTGTGAACCTGAATTACCCTCTAAATCTTGGCACCAAGTGAATTTACGATTACTCATCTTTTTTTGACCACTCAACTTTCATACTAACCGGACTATCTTTAAAACGTTTTTTGCAACTTTCTAGATCCTTCGTATCTTGATCTGGAGCGAATAAACCTGCCCGCCTACTTTCACGAACTCCCCATTCTTTTAATTGCTTGTCCATTAAGTCAGCAATTTTAGTACTCTTAGATTGTTTTTTAAAAATGAGGGTGAATGACAATCCAAAGACGAAACCCGTTGCATATTCAATTAGATTAAAATCAATTAAATTTGCACTTATGTAGAAAACTACAGCAATCAATAAAGCAAGCAGAAAAGTCATAATGTACTTTTTCACTTTTGTACTCCCATTAAAAAACCCACTCATTCGAGTGGGTTTATTTGGTTTTAAGTGGTTAAACTTGGGTAATTAACGTCTTACAAGATTAAATAAGACACCGCCTTGACGACTTTCACGTCTAGCCCAATCGTTCATTGCATTATTCAGAGATTCAGCAATTTGCTTTTGCCCTTGTGTATTGACGCTTGCGGATCCATCAGCAAACGTAATTTGCTGACTAATTTGCACATTGCCCTCATTAGACCCGTTTTGACGATTATTTAAATAATTCGTCAAATCTTTGTTCTGTTGAGGGTTTAATACACGTTCACCACCATCTAAAAGCCATGTACCTTCACGCGGGATATTATCTATACCGTTGTGGGCCATACCTTGGATTGTTTGAGCTGCAATTAAACCAACATTGGCATAACCCAAACCTAAGATCATTTCAGAGTATGCAGTTTTTTGCGCAAGGGTTAGCGCACTCGGATCTGCTAACACCTGTGCGGCTGCCAAATGAGTTGATACTAATGCTGAAGCAGCAGCGAACATTTGCTGCATTAAGAACATTGCTTTGTATGTTGCAGACTGCTCACCAGCTCTTTCTTTAATCATCTGGGTCATATCCCCCCAGACAGAAGAACTTTGTGAAAGCAATGCTCCATACATACTTAAAGTTGCATTATGCTGATCGTCAATGAGTTTGCGAGCATTGTCATGATAATCAACATCGAGGGCCTTCATTTTCGCTATATGAGTAGCTTTGGCCTGTTCTAATAATTCATAACGCTTTTGAGCATCAGCTGGATTATCATAATCGCGGTTAATTTGGTTTACATTATTTGTGTACGCGTCAAGTTCAGCGTCTTTTGCCTTACGTGATGCTACATTCATGCTAGCAATGTTATATTCGTGACCTTGCCCAAATCGGCGCGATATCGATGAAAGCGCAATAGCATCCTCAGCATCAGCCATCTGTGCTAAAAGATCATTTTTGTATGAATCGTATTTTTCACGTTGTGCTTGCTTGAATGCAGCAACATCACGCTTGTATGTCTCCTCTGCCTTAGCTAGATACAAGTCACGTTTAACTGGATCTTTAGCAAAAGCCTCAGCAATCTTTTTCTTGTCTTCTTCATACTTCAACTTAATTTGAAGCTCTTTATCTGCATATTGCATGACAATTGATTGTTGGGCTTTCTCTAATTGTTCCTGTTCGCGTCTAGCTTTATCAAGCTCTCCCTTATTACTCTTAGGCTTCTTGATTTTTTCCTTCTTTTCTTTAGGATTTAAAGCCTTGTTCTGTCCAATACCAGAAGTCACGCCACCCTTAAGATTCTTAGTCCAATCTAGTTGAGCTTTGCGGTTATTAATGATTGCCTGAGTTAAATTGTCATAACTGCCAGCTTGATTGTTTACAATTCCTGAAATTGATGTGTATGCATTTTTTACAGTACCAGCAACATTTTTTGCAGACTGCTCTAGTAGAAGCCCATTATTATTAAATCCGTTTACTAGCGCCTTACCCTTGTCTAAGAAAGTTGGTGCATTCCAGAAATTAACAGCGGTTTTACCGATATTGCCCATTACATCCATAGCACCAGCAATAATCTGGACAATCGCTTTAATACCAGCTGATAATCCAATTAGAAGTGATGCAGTAGTTTTTGCAGCAATTCCGACAGCTTCAATAATTCCTGAAAATTGCCCTCCCTTTCCAGATCCTTCTAGGAAGTATGCAATTAGTGAACTTAAAGCAGGCATAACAGCTTGAGCAAGATTATTCTTTAAAGCTGAGAATTGCATATGCAAGGATTCAGTCTGAGATGCTAAAGCAATCGACTTTTCTATAGCCTCTTGACCTGTAATGATCCCAGCATCTTCCATGGCTTTTTGGTAGTCCTTCCACAGAGCACCGCCATTTATAAGCAAAGGCACCAATTTTGTGAAATCATTACCCATGTTTTCTAGGTAAAATGACATTTGCTGTTGGTTTAATCCAGCTTCTTGCAATTTGTCTACATAGAGCTGAAGAGCTGAAACCCCATCCATCTTAGACATTTGTTCAGCAAGTTTTTTAGCCCCTTCTGCACCTTTCTCAGTTTTAACTGCGATCTGCTCGAAAAAGTCCTTACTTTCACCACCTCCAACCGAAGCAAACTCACCAATTTTTTCATTAAAATCTTTGAGCATATCAGAGAGTTGTTCTTGCGTTACCCCATAAGTTGCTGCTGCCCCAGCTAACCCCTGAAAGGACTGTATAGAGGTATTTGCTAATGCAGCAAAGCGAGCTAACTCAACATTATTCTTTGCAACTTCAACAGATAAAATCGCCAATCCACCAGCCGCAACTGCTGCACCACCAATAGCCATGCCAGACAAAGCTGCTGTAGCCATAACGATTCCACCACGCATTGCACCAAGCTTGGTGGAGAAGTTCTCAATGAACGACCCAAGTTGTGTGCCACCTATGCTTTGATTTAATTGATCGCTAAATCCCTTAAATGCATTCGACATGTTTTTAGCAGTATCTTTAGCTTTCCTCTCTGCTTGACTCATGCCGCTTTCGAACGACCCCAATTTCACTAAGAGGTCTAGGGTTAATCTTCCAAGTGAACTTGATGCCATTACTTTTCTCCGGACAATAAAAAACCCGACACAAAGTCGGGCTCTGATATTTGTAAACTTATAGTTCTTTAGCGCATTTCGAAGAAGCAGCTTTTAAATCACTATCTTTCTTATATGCCATAGTGATATTAAATGCAGTGACGGTAGTTTTAGCCTCCAACACGTCTTCAGATAATTTTAAAACTTTTAGGATCATCCCATTTTGTGCAAATAACTTTCCATCGGAATATTTAACTTTATTTAAAGTCACATTACCGCTTGTGTCCTCGCAAAGTAAACCATTGCCATCATCATTTAATTTAATTGTTGAAAGGCTTGGCCCTACCGAAGTAGTCCAAATTCCCGTAACCTGTGGTTTTGTTGGCACAACATCACTAAATTTATTATTTAACATCTGGTCAACAGGTGTTACACAACCACCCAAAACCAGCATTGGCACAAGAACAAGTAATTTCTTCATGATTTAACCATTTGTTATAAAGTTTATGTAATTTAACAAGTGGTTAATAATGGCGCAATAAAAAACCGCTATCTCTAGCGGTTCTTTGTGATCCACATAAGCGGATTCTATTTTGTTCTGAATTTTGTACTATCTGAAACAACTGAAAGACGATTTCTAGCTTCCTTCATGGCTGCTTTGAAATCCTGCCTCAATGAGACGACTTCGGATGACGTCAATTGATTCTGGCTTTTTAAAGTGACCCAATTCCCCTTGGGTGAGGTATTCAAGCGGGAATCCGAACTCATATTGCCACCACTCAGCTAATGTTGGATGTTTTGTCTTTACAGTATTAATCATACTTTCTTTTGGGACTAAGTCAATTGATGGCACGTGAAATCCAGTAATTGCAATTGCCATAACAACCTTCCCACCCCGTGATTCTATAAAACCTTTTAGCGCTGCAAGCGTCCCACCCATTGCTACAGTATCATCTAGAATTACGTAGTTCCGCCCTTCAATAACAGCACCATCAAATCGAGGCTGCCTTACAATTCGCTCATAAGATCCTGCATTTGTGTGGTTTGCTCTAACTGTTTGAACAATATCATCGCAGACTTCATACCCGAAATAAGCTCCTAGCATTTCTGCCAAAACTGCTGGAATTCGGTTTTTCCCTAAGCTCTCTTGAGCAAGAACTGGAACAATTATTGGATGATAAACACCAATCTTTGAATGAATATTTAGAAAGTCTTCTAACTCAAGAACTGCTTGTATTAAACGAATTGCAGCATTAACGTCCCCTCCTTTAGCCAATAAATAGTCCTCAGGAGAGCCATTTTTTAAGGAATTAAGTGGTTTCAACACACAAACAGGAGGAAAATCTCCCCATGGAGTTCTTATATAGTTATGGGACATAAAACTAGGTTTGATAAGGTTTTCTGAATCTTATCAAACCATGCAAATGATTCAACTACTGCGTAGTGTTGGCTCTTAAAAAGCTCTCCAAATCCTGCGGCTCAGGTTTGCTTTCATGAGGCATAAAATCTCTAGGATCTGCTGCTTTGCTGCCTTTGCCTCTGTTCATATTCCTATAAAGGGCCATAAATGAGCCTATAACCTGCTCTACCCTGCGCCCAGTATTTAAACTTCCACGCATCCTAACATATTCACCCCAAAGACGTATTTCAGAAAGAGTAAGGTTCATTTTTACAGATTCGATTGAGTTCCCCCCAATTCCATTCATTGCCAATTCCATCAACAATTCTAGATCGGGGGTTATTTCTACTTTCCCTCGCTATTTTTCTTAATCTCATCAAGACCAATAATCACTGGGAACAAAGCATTTGCTAGAGGCTGAGTAAAGTTCTCTTCAACCTGCTTTTTAGTCAAGTAAGTATCGCCATTTTCGTCAACAAGACATAATGAAACCCATTCAGCAAATACGTTTTCACCTTTTTGCAGGCGTGTATACAGTGGCTCAGTCACTGCAAATGGTAGCTGTTTAAGTCGGACATCCACTGTTTCTGTTTTGCCATTGTGCAGAAACTCTACTACTGCTTCACGGATTTCACCGATCAATGCACCTTGTGCAATATCTTTTAAACTTAATGCTGTAGTTTTCTTAGCCATTTTTCTTTTCACCATAAAATAAGCCCCTTTCGGGGCGCTTGATTAAGCTTTAGGAATAATTTGAACGCCAGTGCTACGCTGCATAGTGACTTGGTAGCTTACGAGTGAGTCAGCTTCAAATGTTGGGGTTGAAGGAGCAAGTGTTGCTTGGAATGACCAGAAGGTACGAGTAGTTGGCAAAGTTACAGTGCCAGTTGTGAGCGTTGGTTCTGCTGTGCCATCGCTACCACCAATGTAAATTGTTAAAGGGGTACGAGCAGTTGCCAATTCCAAAATTTTTAAATGACTTTCTTTTTCTGGATCTAGGTTAAAAGTAATAGAACCATCACCCGGATCATTCAAGCCAGTTAAATAAGCTTTAGAATCGGTTTCTTCTAAGCATGTGTTTTCAATCTTGCTTGTACTATCACTACCAAGATCAATACCAGTGATACAAACGGCTTTCGTGATAGCTGTGCCATCGAATAGAAATACATTTGTGCCTTGTGTGCGCATTACAGTCATGAGTCATTCCTCAAATTTTAGGCAATAAAAAACCGCCTTTCGGCGGTGTGGGGTTTGGATTGTTGTGCGATTTATCGGTCTAGAAACCAATTGGCATCAAAGCCACGAGAATAGAGTTTTGTGTCTTGCTCGTAATTATTGATACTCGGGTTTAGAACATAACTTTGCGGCTCTAATGCTTTGCGGATAGCCTCTCGCGCTTCATAGGCTCGCTTTTGCTGTGTGTCGTAGACAATGATTTGATACATGACATGGTCAACATGTGCAGGACAATCTAGGTTATTTTCAGCATTGCCACCTACTGTTTGCCACACTGCATATGGTGTAGGCGTATCTAAGGGCGCTAAATCCTCATAAACACGCAAATCTGTGCCTAAAATAGCCTTAACCGCAGCATCAGCGTTGAGAGTTCGATAAATTGGAAGAAAGCTCATAGTTTTGCTATTTCCTTGTCTAGTTCAGCACTGAAAGACTGACTGAAAGTATCTGTGACCTTTTGGACATTGTTTGCCAATGCTGGACGCATGAATGGAGTTGCAGGCATTTCTGATGTTCCGTATTCAAGAAAGCGCCAGTATCTGGTGTCTCCACCACTTGTATTAGGTGGTGTTGGGTTTGAGTAAGACGCACCACCACGAACACCTACCCGCATTTGCACCAAATCAAGTGATTTAGTTTTACCTGCTGATACCGAAATGTTGCGCCAGATCTTTTCAGACGTTTCAGGGTCATCTATGGCCTTTGCATTTTGTCTTGCTGCATCACGGACAACGTTCATGCCTTTGCGGGCTGCTCTCATAGCTGCATTGCGAATTTTCCGTTTATCTTTTAAGACACCCATCTTACGCAAGACTTCATCTAGCCCTTCGATTTTTACGTCTACGTCGGCCATGAACACCTCTACTTAGGTTTCTCTAAACCTTGTCCTAGCAAGAAAGTACAGTAAGTGTATGAGTCTTCATTATCATCTAAGGCTTGACTTTTGATTGAGAAAATTCGCCCTTTCCAAATGACTTGCATCTTCGTCGTAATGTCTTCTCGATAGCGGATTTTCATTCGTGCAACTACTTCGGATTGGTCGGCTTGTGCTGCAATTAAATCTTTAGCAGAAAGTGGCGTGACCTTAGCCCAAAGCTTTTTATATTCAGACCAACCGCCTTCTATTGGGAAGCCATCTTCATCACGGCCCGGCTCTGTGTATGCTTGAATAATTACTCTATTTCTAAGTTCGGGTGCTAAATCTGACATTTAAACCCCCATAATTCTGAATTTTTGTAATAAATCCCAGTAAGCTCTAGGCTTGCCTTCTGTGCTTCTGCTATATCGATATTGAACGTAAATTAATCTTGCTGAATCTAGCCAATCATTATCTAAAATATCGGTTTCATCTACTCGATCAGACTCACTCACAATCACTTTACGATCTAAATCGTTTTGAATTACCTCTTCAGCATCTGCAATCCATTTTAAAATCAACGAATCTTCTTCATCTTCGTCAATGCGACAGTGTAATTTTGCCTGATCTAAAGTAATCATTCTGATTTCACCTGTTTTGTGCTTTTAACTGGCTTTTTTTCTTCTTGGGCCTCTGCGAGAACACCTTTATCAACTAGATGTTTTACTGTTACTGGATCAGCTTCGCGAGTGTCACCAGTTTTATAAAACTGATCGCCAAAATGTTCACGCTTAACTTCGTACTTCATTACTATCTCCAAAAAGAAAGGGGCTTTCGCCCCTATTCAATTAAGGTGTTACAACTGGCGCCAAATTACCGTAAACAAACGCCTCAGGGCGATAAACCGCTAAAGCTAGTCGTTCTTCGGCGAGGATTGTTACCAAGTTCTTAACGAAATCGTCTTCATTCTCTGTTGCAACCTCAACACGAGATAACCAACGGTCAAAGATCTGAGCGCCCATTGAGAATGCACCAGTCAAGAACTTACCCGCTGTGATCGCTTGAGTTTCAACAACTGGAAGGCCCCACAAAGTAGGATTTAAAGTGCCTTGTGGGTTACCAATAATGTATTGGCCAGTTGTGTCTTTCAGCGTTTCAATGCTTGCCCAGTCAATCGGGTTAAGTACATGACCACTTGCAGGATATTCAGCAAGAATCGCTTGAAGCATTGCATAACGCAAAGTATCAATGATCGTTTCTTGTGATGGTGTTACACCTGTAGGACGAACATAAGCAGTCGCTTGAGGAATAATCCCAAGTAAGTTCTGACCAGTACCGTCACCATTAAGAATTTGCTGCTCTTCTTTGAAAGCCAATCCATAACGCAAACGGCCATCAATGTATGACTGCAATTGTGAAGCATCATCAAGGATCTGACGCGAAGCTTTCATATAATGTGCGATAACTTTGGCAGTTGTACTTACAAGGTCAAACTTAAGGTCAGACTCAGGCTTTTTAGTTCCTTCAGCTACCATACCAGCGCCATTTGTGAAGCCAGTCTCACGCACGTATTCAAGTGCATTTCCATCCATACGGCCCTGCATTAGAAGGTCGCGAATTGTTAGCTTTCGGTCAGGTGGAGCAATAATACCCGGAATACGAGTAGTTTGGACCAAGTCGCCTGCTGCGCCTGCTGTATCAGTCGTTACCGAGGTAATTGTGGCTTTAATTTCTAAGTTCGCTTTACCACGTTGGCCAGCAGAACCAGTGAGAGATTTAAATTGCTCAGATTCAACAAATTGACGACCTAGTGACTTTTGCTCATTTGGTTGGTCGTTTGGACGTCGTGCAGCTTTTTGCTCTACTTCATCAATTCGAGCTTTAAGCTCATTTAACTTAACAATTGCTTCATCGGCAGCTTGTTTAGCACCTTCTGCAATTTTATCGCCATGTTCACGCTTGCCTTTGAAGTCTTCAGCAATGCCTTTTACTTCATCAACTTGTTTTTTAAACTCTTGAGCGAGTTGTTCTAGGTTTTGTTCAGACATTGCTGACTCCTTTTAAAATATTTAAAGCATTAGAAATTGATTTCGCTTCTTTGGTTTCTTCCTCTGACTCGCTCAGAAGAGAACGCAAGCCTTTGCTAGCGATTGCAGTAGCTTGGTTTTTTGAAAATCCTGACTCTCTCAAGAATTTTTCAAATTCTGGTAATGTTGGCAGTTCGCCATCATCTAATTTGGACTTAACGGAAGTGATGAGGCTGCGCTCATTTGCAGGCTGAGTGACAATCGAGATTTCGCTAAGGTCAACTTCAACCAATTCGCGAACGCCATTTGTCTGTTGATTAGCCTTTTTGGTTGAGTAGCCAATGCTTAGGCCGTCTATAGCGCCAGCCTTTAAAAGTGCATGAGTAGATTTGGCTCGAGGGACGTCATCTATGAGCAACTTGCCTTCAACATAAAGGCCTTTTTCGTCTTCATAGATGTTTGTGTAAACGCCGATAGGCTCACTATCGTTGTGGTTCCAAAGAACAGGCGGCATCTTATTTTTGGCGCGCCATTTTGCGATAGACGCTGTAAATGCACCTGGTAGAATTACGTCGTTATACCAATCTATATTTCCAAATACGGCACCATAGCCCGAAAAAAAACCGTCCTCTTGGACGGCTTTGATCTCTAAATTAAAACTTTTTCTAGTCATTGAGGATTCCCCTGATTTTCTCCAAGTGGCACCATTTGCATCTGTACTGTGAGCTTATTAGCCGCTGGATCTGTAGATGCTGGCAAATCCTCCAACTCTCGCGCTTCATTCCGCGTCATTAAGCCGTTCTGCGTCATTTTTACGTAGAAATCACCACGCTTAGCTACGTCAGAGCGCAGCAAGCCATCTACAGAGAATTTAGGACGGTATTTGTACTTGTCTTGAGGCAAAAGTAGCTTACGAGCGATTGTTTGCTCATAGCGCACTAACTGAGGGTTAAGTGCATAAGTCAAAAAGCCCTGATTTGTTTGCTCTAGGCTAGATGCCCATGAACTTGCCTTATTAGTGTGTCCAATTAACTGAGGTGGAACCCCAAAAGCACGGCAGATTTCTTCAATACCGAAGTAACGAGACTCCAATAATTGAGCGTCCACTGGGTTAATACGGATGCTACTTGCGCCTGAAACCTTCATACCAGCTTCAAGCACCATGTACTTTCCAGCGTTTTCAGGTCGGCTAAACTCAGCTAAGTTATTACGCATTCGTTGGCGCTGTTCTTTTGTTAGCGTTTGCTCGCCTGTTTCAAGAAAGCCACCTACTTTTAAGCCATTTTTGAACCAATCTTGTGCTTGGTTATTAGCATCAAACTGCATACCAATGGTTTGTGCAAAGAATTGGATAGCAGACAATCCAACAAGACCGTCTAAAGTAAAACCTTTGAAATGAAGAATCTTGTCTTCAGAATAAATTGTGGTCTTGCCGTTTTCAGTGTAATAAAACTCAATTGAACCTGATTTATTGCGCTTTACAATCATTTCACTTGGGAAAAGTGGCTCTAGGGCTATCACTTCGCCATTTGACCGCTTTGTGATTAGGTTGTATGAGTTCCCCCACAAGTCTAAACAAGCGCTTTGTACCTGCCAAAACTCACTAGCACACATGTCAGCATTCGGCGAATCATGCAAAATACGATAAAGATAGTGGTCAACAGCTATACGCTTTTCACTATCATAAAGTTGAAGAGGTAGTGTTGAGATAGTTTCAGCACGCAATTTGACACATGCCCAAACCGCTGAGAGTTTTAAAGCAGTCTCTGGCGTTACAATTGCACCACCGGACGAAATATAACTGTCAAAAGGGTATGAAGTATCCCCTTTTTTTAATTGAGTTCTTCCAGTCAATCGTGACCAGAAACGAGTCCAAAAACCCGTGTCTTGTAAGTCGCTCATGCTATCACGATGTCCTCTAAATATCCGTCAATGTCATAGTTTTTAACTTCCGGTGCAAGGCTCATAAGTGCCACCGCGTTAAACGTGGCAATCAATGGGTCAATCTTTCCTACACCAGATTCTTGCTTGGTTATTCGCATACCATTACCGACCATAATCACTCGCGCGTTACCTGCTGCCCAAGTCATTAGTTGTTGCCCTGCATGGTAGAGATTACCCTCAGCCAGTTTGCGCTCAGTAGTGAGGATGTAGCCCATCAACTTATAGCCCTGAGGTACCGCGAACATCGAATCTTCCGGAATACCAACCTCAAGTAGTCCATCTAGTAGCCCACCCAGACCAAGCGGATCTAGTCCTATCTTGTTGAGCTTGCCACTGTCATAAACTTTCTTAGCAATTGCAGCGAGTTGGTCAATGTCATCGCCTACACGATCAACAACAGTTAAAGATCCTTCGAGCTTGAAGTCATCGTATTTAGGAATATTCTCTTTTCTGCGCTCTAAAGCAATCTTATTTGCCCATGCATGGTTCCAAAGCCACCAAATGCGTGGGTCCTTCTTTAATCGACCTAAAACCGCTAATCCGAGCAAGTCATCTAAACCACCACCATCGATACCAATAGTTATAAGTTCTGATTGCTCAATGATGTGGTCCAACCCAAAAACGTGCTTTTGCTTATTCCAATACTCTGCACCCGCCCAACGATTAGCACGAAGGTTCATGCCAATTTCGATATTTAAGTGTTTAGCTAAGAAATCTCTAAGTGATTCCTCACCCGCATCTTTAACCTTTTTAAACTCTGAAATTAGATATTCAAGATCAACCGAAGCACCCAAGTTTGGGTTTGTGATATAGAAGTTCTCAGGCTTTAAGTGCTCACCTGCTTCAACTAAATACTTTGGGAACTCATAGATAAGAGGCAAAAAGCTTTTATCTTCTTTTATTCCATCACGCACATCACGGGCATAATCAAGAAGCTGTTTAAATACACCACATGGCACTTCATCCGACATGGTAGACAGATAAATCACACAGCCTTCTGGACGTGATGCCAAGCCACCTTTTGCTTCACGGAACATTGATTCAGCGTTGGCACGCTTACCAAAAAGCCAGACCTCATCAATTAGAATGATTGAGGCCTTCTTGCCTGCTGCCGCATTGGATTCCGCTGCGATAACTTTGAGTGTTGCACCAGTTCCTAAGTGTGTAACTGTCTTTGTGTGCTCAGAGACATTAATCATTGCACTGAGTTCTTCGTCTGCGCGGATAAAGTCACGAATCGGGTTAAAGCTGTTGTCTGCGACTTCCTTAGTGGGTGCCAAGATAATTAACTCGGCAGAAAGTCGGTCATTCAACAGTAAAGCAACAAGCATCACACCTGCCGCAATCGTGGACTTGGTATTCTTCTTTGAAATTAGAAGAAAGAACTCACGAATTAATCGACGCTTAGTATTTGGATTGTATGAACCAAAGATTGCTCGAACAAACTCAATTACCCAAGGCAATGTGACATCGCCCATCTTAGGGCTACCCATCACATCGACAAGAATCAGTTCTTTAAATATGCGCTCAGCAACATCTGCAACTTGTGGAAATAATGGCTCACATGGCATGAGCGACTTTTTAGCAACAATACGCTCCTCCCAGTCTGGGCAAGCGGTTGTCCATTCTGGAAGCATTGCGGTCATAAATTTACCTTGATATACAACCTATTTGATAGCCAACTGAGGGTGTGTCCATCCCCATGCTGCGCAACACTGTAGACATTACAATTGGCTATCAAATAAGAAACCGCCCGAAGGCGGCATAATTATTTTTTGTTCTCTGGCTTCACAGCATCGCTAAAGTTTTCTGCTGCATTGTTAAGGGTTGATTTAGTTCTTTGAAAAACTTCACCATCTTCACTTGCATCAATAGGAATCATTACTGCATCAACTACAGCAGTTACAGGAGCGACAGCCACAGAAACTGCTGCCTTGGTCAAACTTTCTAACATTCCAAACATATATTCACCTCAACTAGGTAATTGGTTATTCAAAGTGCCAAACTTGCCTGATTTTGTTGCAGCTTTAGCAGCATCCTCTTTGGTTTCCTTCTTACCCTTTTCAGCTACTTTACCGTGGACGTATGGTAGTGCTGCTTTCGCCGCATTGAAGCGCAAGAACATGTCATCACTTTTATTCATGACATCAATTAAAAATTGAAGTGGGTCATCCTTTGCATAGTCATCATCACTCAAAGGATTGTCATATTCACCACTATTTTCAGTTTTAACTTTTGGTTTTTCAGAAGTTAAAGTTCGGCCTTCTTTTTCAGCCTTTAACTTTTCAATGTAGACAATAATCTCAGAATTATTTCTTAATTTTGAACCCTGCTGTGAAGCAGTCTTTTCTTCGTAACCTGCTGAAATAGCAGCTTCTTTGTTTGTTGCACCATCAACAATGGCGCGAGCAAACTTTTTCATTTTCTCGGTTAATGCCATTGGATCACCTTTAACTTTTGCTTTAACTTTTAATGAAAGGGGAAATTTTTTTATAAGTGAGAGGGCGGGTGGTGTCCGCGAGATTTCAGCAAAAAACTTTTACCCTCCCCCCCAACCTGTTTGGATTTTTTGAGCCAAAATAAGGCAATTTTTGAAAATTAAAATTCACCATCTCCGGCGCTGTTCATCTTGAGTTATATCTTGTTGTGCTCATCTAGCTTCTTGCTTTATATCTCTAGCCAACATACAGAAGCTCTTAACATCATCCATTGTTACTGGCTTACCAGATTGAATGCTTGCTATTGCGTAATCATGAACCATATCTTCTATAGTTTTATTACTCATATCCTACTCTCCTTCAATGTCTTCTCTTTATGACAAGGCACACACAAGCTCTGTAGGTTTGATTCATCATCATTACCACCTTGTGCAATATTAACGATGTGATCTAACTCAAGCTCCATAGTGAGAGCAGGAAGCAAAACTTGCAAAATTTGAAACTATTGAAGCACTTCGTACAGCTCTTGTTGCTCGTGAAAAATATGAAGCCGAGCAGGCTGAACTTGAACGCCTACGCAAAGCTGAACAAGAGCGTTTACAGCGAGAACATGAAGAACGCATTGCACATGAAGCTGCTGAAAAAGCGACCCGTGAGGCGGAAGAAAAAGCACGTTTTGAAGCTGAACGTGTACAACGTGAAAAGGCTGAGGCAGAACAACGCGAAGCTCGATTAAAGGCTGAAAAAGAAGCTGCTGAATTGCGTGCTCAACATGCTGCCGAAGCAGAACGTAAACGTATTGAGGCTGAACAAGCTGTGAAGCTAGAGGCCGAACGCCAAGCAGAAGAAGCGCGCCAAGCAAACCAAGCTCACCGTAAAAAAATCTGTAATGAAGCTCTAAAAGGCTTATTGGCTTTGGGTATTGATGAAGCAAAAAGCAAAGAGATTTTGCAGGCAATCAATAAAGGCCTAGTTCCACACGTATCTATTAATTTTTGAGGATTAGAAGATGAGTAATATTGTTTTGTCGCAAGTTAGCAAGATTGCATCAGCTTTTAATATGCAAGATGTTGATCCTGCTGAGTTAGCAAATACTCTTGTTAATACAGTATTTAAGAAAGCAACAAATGATGAATTTCTTTCTCTATTAATTGTTGCAAACCAGTACAAGCTAAATCCTTTTACAAAAGAAATTTATGCATTCCCTGCCAAAGGTGGCGGCATCACACCAGTTGTTGGTATTGATGGATGGGCACGCATTATTAATGACAATCCTGTATGTGATGGTATCCAGTTTGAACAAGATGAAGAGTCATGCACATGCAAGATTTTCCGAAAAGACCGTAACCACCCTACTGTTGTTACCGAGTATTTATCCGAGTGTCAGGGTAATTCAGAACCTTGGAAAAAATACCCAAAACGAATGCTACGTCATAAGGCTTTAATTCAATGTGCCCGTGTCGCCTTTGGCTTCTCAGGTATTTATGACGAAGACGAAGCTCGTCGTATTGATGATTGTCATATCCCTACCGTTCAGACAGTTAGTTCAGATCTTCCTCAAGGTTATGAAGCTTATGAGCAGCAGCATTTAGATAACATGCGCGCTTTGGCAATGGAAGGCACAGAAGCCTTGCAAACTGGCTACGCTGAATTACCACAAGGCGACTGCAAAAAATACTTCTGGACTAAGCATAGCGCTTCATTAAAAGAAGCAGCTCAACATGCTGACCAACCACAAGGACAAGTGTATGAACATTCTCCAGCGTAGTGAAGATTGGCACTCGGAACGCTGTGGCAAAGTCACAGCAAGTCGAGTAAAGGATTTAAATGCAAAGCCTAATAAAGGCAAAGCTTTAAATGCATTGGGTTTAACAATTCTAGCTGAGCGCCTAACTGGCGTTCAGAAGGAAATCTTCACAAACACAGCTATGCAATGGGGTATCGATAACGAGCCTCATGCAATAGCAGCTTATGAAAATGAAACGGGTAACTTTGTAGTTGGAACAGGTTTAATTGACCACCCTTTCATTGAAATGTTCGGAGCTTCACCAGATGGTCTTGTTAATGAAGATGGACAAATAGAAGTTAAGTGCCCTGACACTACAACTCATTTGAATACCCTTCTGACTAAGCAAGTGCCTGATGAGTATATCCCTCAGATTACATGCCAATTGTCTTGTACTGGTCGTGAATGGTGTGACTTTGTGAGCTATGACCCACGTCTACCAGAAGGACTACAGATCATTATTATCCGTGTCTTTGCTAAAGACTTAGCAATAGAAGCTTTGGAGCAAGATGTTCGTAAATTCAATAAAGCTATAGATGACGCAATTAAAACATTGAAGGTGGCAGCATGACAGATCAAGAATACAGAGGGAATATGAACTACCCTTTTCAAGATCATATCGTTTTGAATGTCGAAGAAAATGTTGTTCCTTTTCCAAGAACAAATCTGCGTAAGTGTCAGCATGCACAAGTAGAGATTGACACTAAAGCTTTAGAACTTACATGCATGAAGTGCGGAGCAAAAGTAAATCCTGTGATGTGGATCAAAGACACTATGAAGTATTGGTCCAGCCAGCAAGCAAGGATTACAGAGCAGAAAAAGCAGATTAGTGAAGACCTTGATGAGCTTAAGAAAAGAGCAAGAACCAAGTGTCAGCACTGCAACAAGATGACTGCTATTAACTTAAAGAATTTTAAATTTACAGTAATTGGGTGACGACATGACAGATTTGAATAAGGAAAGTGAAGTTAATCTACGCTTTGAGCAAGATGATGGTGCTGTTTGGGTCTTTGATGGAGATAGCCATCAAGGAACTGAAATCAGTCATTTAATGATGATGCATAGCGATGAGTATAACGAAGATGAATTACGTGTTATTTGTCACCATGCGGCATGTGAAATTGACAAACTTAGAGCAGAGCTAGAAAAAGCCAAAGCTCAGGCGGTGCCAGAATGGATTTCGGTTGATGATCGCATGCCTGAGCCATTACGAAATGTGATTGTTTTGATAGATGCAAACCCAGCTAAAAACCAAAACCAAATGGTGGCTCATTTTATTCCTAAGTTCACTGAAGAGTATCATGGTGATGATGATTGGTATGACTATGACGAAGATCGCGGCTGCGGTTATGTCAAAGAAGGATGGTATGCAAATACGGCTTACATTGGTGATGAGTATTCTAGTTATTTTATTGAGGAAAAAGTAACTCATTGGAAGCCACTAAAAGAAGCAAGCGAATCGGGAGCTGAACAATGAGCATAACTCTTAATGGTCACCAATTAAAAAGCCTTCTCGAATTTGTAAATCCAGATGGTGAAAATGATTTAGATCAACTTGAAACTGAACTAACTATTAAATTTTTTGAAGATGGGCACAGTGGCAAAGGCTATTACTTTTGGATGACCGAATATCCAGAGGAAGGTGCAATGAAGCTGGATATTGAATCGGGAGCTGAGGGATGAGTGAATCAACTTTATGGGCGGTTGCAATGCGACCTGAAGGTTACAGCCCTTTCAGACAAACACCAGCAGCTTCTAAAGAGATAGCTGAGAGAGCTGTTGAGCGTTATAGAAAAATGCATGAAAAGGAAGGCAACAACTTTTTCTTAGAAATCTTCGATGATGTTATTAAAGTCCAGAAATGGCACGGTTCCCGCAAAGATCATATTAAAAATCTATTTTATGTAGAGAGTTGGTTTAGTGAACCTATGTACCAATGCTTTGATTTGAAGACTGCTGAGCGCGTTTTTAAATTTGACGAAATTGTTAAGTGCTACAAGAAAGGATCTGCTCCCCTAGTAACCAAAAGCTTTGATGAGGCAAGACAATATTACGGATCTAGTATGACAGGTTTTAAATATCAAATTCAGCCAATAGAACCACCTGAAAATATTTTCAATTGGTTTCATCCAGATATTGAATTGTTTGACACACTTGAAGAAGGCGCAGAAGCATATACAAGAGAACAGTGGGAACAACTCCAGATAAATCTTAAGGTAAAAATTGAAACTCAGCTATTGGATTACGAGGATATTCCGAATGTTCCAGAAGATGCAATAGATTGGTCCAACTGGAAGCCAGAACCACCTAAACAAGGACTCTTTTTAATTGCAGCATTTGATTCAGAAGATGGCCCAGTACTTTGGTGGGCAGATACTAAAGCGGAAAGTAAGGAGGGGTGAAATGACAGCGATTGCAAATATTGGTAGTAACTTTGTTGTAGCGTTACCACCTTCTGATATTTGGCTAAATGATTCTCAAGCTGCTGAGTTCTTGGGATATCGAGATGTACACTTTAAGGCAGCAGTTTGCTGCCTGCCAACCTTCCCTAAACCGCGCTATGTTATTAAGTGCGGTCAAGGAAGACGCTGGAACTTGGCAGAGCTATCAAACTGGTTGAATGAACAATCGGATGATGAGCCAAAGAAAGGAAGACCACGTAAACGGGGCTAATCAAGCCTCGTTGCAATTTCGCTTGCAGTAGCATTGTAATAGACCATCAAGCTTCTTAAGTCTTTATGCCCAATCATACGGGCCAAGTCTAAAACTTCTAATTTTCTTGCAAGACGTGTACAAGCTTCATGGCGTGTGTCATGAAAGTGCAAGTCAGTGATTTGACATCTATCTCTCAATTTACGCCAAAGCGTATCAAAGCTTTGGGAATTACAAGTAAAGACCTGCTTTTTATCAAGACCTTTTAATAAAGTAAGCAACTCAACTGCACGCTTAGATAAAGGCACATTTCGCTTTGTGCCATTCTTTGTTTCGTTCAAAACAAGATATCGATCTTTTAAGTAAACTCGATCCCAAGTTAAGCCGACAATCTCTCCAGCACGCATTGCAGTCTCAATTGCAAAAAGGAAAGCAATAATAATTTGCTGAGTAGAATTTACCGGGACATTGTTATCCCAATTTGCTGCAAGACATAATCTATCAATTTCATCTTGGGTAATTCGTCTATCACGGTGCTTTGATGGTGGGGGTAAAGTCAAGTCGGCCATTGGGGACTCTTTAATCCACTTCCATTCTTTTCGGGCAACAGTAAATAAAGAAGCTAAAATATTTGCTTCACGTCTGACAGTAGCGCCCTGCACTTCTTTTAAACGAGAATCACGCCATTGCACTAAATCGTCAGTTGTGACTTTGGCTAATTGTTTTTGACATAGCTTTTTATACTCACGCTTAAAGAAAGCCATTCGCTTGACTTCATTCTCATGAGTTTTCTTTTTAACACTCACTTCATTTAAGTAGCGTTCAATAGCTTCTAAAAAAGAGTGATCTGGTAATTTGCCATACGATTGTTCGCGTAACTGAGTCTCGCGTTTAGATGCCCAAGCCCTAGCCTGAGCTTTTGTATCAAAGGTTGCACTTTCGCGAATTCCGTTTACACTTATCTCGGCTCGCCATGTATCGTTGCGTTGTCTAAATGAAGCCAT